TTCTTGATGCGGAGGGTTGCATCCATCACACCGGCTCATAAGTGGCGGTGAAGATGTCGGGCTTGCAGGGATAGAACTCTCCCTTCACACCCTTGATGATCCAGTCTTGAGGACTGGCATGGAGAGGACCTTCGAGAGTGGCAACGATAAGTTCTCCTGAGCGGAACTCGGCGTCACCTCCAACGAAGGCTTCGATCTCATCAAAGTTAGTGCCTGTATATTGCACCGCATCGATGATGACTGGCTTCTTGCGGAACTGAGGCATGTCAGTCTCCACTGTTCACGTCACACGGCAACTGCACCCGACCGGGCTGGAAGATTGCCCTGTTGATAGCCATAAAGGCCTGTTCGATCCCGGTCCGGCCGATAGCCAGCCAACGCTGATCTACCTTGCTGTTGGTCTTGAGAACATCTAGTCGTCGGAGAACTTCTTCCTCTATCTGTTTGTTGTCGTTCACCAAACCAACAGCAAGGTCAGTCTGTGGCTTATACCCGCTGACGGGTAGGCCTGCATGTTCTGTCATTAGACTCTCCTTTGTAAAGTAACAGTCTTCGGCCTCACTTGCACCACCGGTTCGGCCTTTACCTGTGGCGTAGCTACGCTGGGTTTCCCGCGTAGGGTTTGGAATATTGTAGCGAGCCCGTCGTCTGCTGGAAGGCTCTTAGCCTCCACCTTTGCAGGCATAGCGAGGTCGATCATGACATCGCTTTCGAGTTGAAGCGTTCGCTTCCCTGCGAAGTTCTTCAGTCTGATATAGACAGGGAAGTACTGAGGGATCTTTGGAGAGAGCTTCTGTCCCACTCCCTGCGGGAATATCTTCGAGGTCTTATCCGGCAGTTCCATATACTGCCCATGACAGACAACGATGACGTTAGTCTGGAAGGTCTTTGAAGTGAGATTTGAAAGAACCATCTCCACTGCATCCTGTGCCTGACCATAGATGGCTCGGCCATCCACCTCCCCAGACTTCCCTGCCTTTGCTATAGATTGGTGGAAGTCATACGCGGCGTCACACAGCCGCGACAGTGAGTCCACGACAAGGATACAATCCGGTCCCCACTCCTTTGGCTTGCCGTAATCGATGTCATCGTACTTCCAGTTATCCAACATCTTCATCGCGGCGACGAAGGCCTTGGCTGCGCCGTCGAGGACCATACCAGAAGGCCCAGCTTTGTAATCGTCTCGCAGGGTCCTGAACTCCACGTTGTCGAGTTGCTTCGGGCATTCAACAAGGAGCTTCTCCTTCAACGAGTCGAGAAGGTTGTCGAAGTCCAAGATGCGGAGCTTATACCCGGCGTGGACGAGGGACCAAAGCGCCGTTGTCTTACCCGACTTGGAGTCACCGAGGAAGAGAACCTTAGTGAACTCATTGGATTGATGGTCAGCTAGGCTTGGCAAGGAGCACCTCCGTGTAAAGTGTAAGTAGGTCGCCATCACGTAAGTCAAACACACTGGTATCGCATGAAATACGGATGGTAGTGGGAGAGCCGTATTCGGAACCGAAGCTGAGAGTGAAGTGACCTGAGCTTCGGTCGGTTATACGAGCTTTGAGAAGGGGCAGGGTGGCCCTCATCTGCTTCGGAGTGGATTCCATCTCTCATCCTCTGTTAGTTGAAGGAAGTCTGACTTCAAGTAAGTGTCCCTGACCGAAGGGTTCTTCGAACACACATCCCGGAAGCGGCAGCCACCGTACTTGTCACAAGACATGTCATTCATAGGCCAATGGCCTGCTTCAGCGAAGGCTTCCGCCGCGTTTAGATGATACTCAAGATCGTTCAGCCACTCGTCGATGAGGTCGTCAGACCGATAGGTAAACCCCCGAGCGAACTTCGTGGTGAACTTATCTAGGCCGATTTGTGCCCCTTCAATCACAACCCCCTTGATCTCCATGTCCAAGACAACCTTCCCAGCGAAGGTGTAGAGGGTCATTTGGTTATTGGGAGCGAATTGATTGAACCAATAATCCCCGAGGGTGGTAGTCGTGCTCTTGTGGTCGATGACGAAGATGTTCTCGTTTATATCAACGACCCGGTCGAGATGACCGCATAGCATGTACTGCGTCTCAGGATGCGCCGTGGGAGTGAAGTCCAGCTCGAAGCGAAAGCTTAGCTCCACCGCTGGCTTACCATTCTCTAAGATGATGGTTTTCGCGGCGTCCGTACGATAGTTATCGAAATAGTCCACCACGAGTTGAACCAAAGTACGCGGGTTCTTATACGTCCCAGCCTTAGTTGAGGTATCGGGGTCCCAATCTTTGATACGCTTAAGAAGGCTCCGGATGGTTTCCCTAAGAGCATCTTCGTACTGAAGGCCGTCGGTACGGAAGTTTTCGAAATCTTGAATGGCACTGTGGTACTCCCCTCCGAAGCGAAGGTGGATGGACTCGTCCTTGGAGACGTAGCCCATGATCATGTGGTAGTAGTAGAGCCGGGGGCATGTTTTGAGGTAACCGAGGGAGGTAGAGTCCCACGCGAATTGGAGGAACGTCCCGGAGATGAAGCAGGATGGGGCCGGCATGGCTACGATGTCGTCCATCAATGATCTCCAGTACCCGGTAAGATGGCTATGACGTAGGCTGGGTTGAACCAATGGTGCTTGTTCAAGGCTTTAGGTGTAACTTGGATCATACCCGCCGCGGCCGAATTGAAGTAGATTTCCGAGTCATCCGGAAAGGTGTAGGTCTTGATGACATTCTCTAAAGCTATAACAACACGCATCAAAGCCTCCTGATAAAGCCCTTCACGGGCACTGTTACCGTAGCCGTAGTTGCTGGGCCCGTCTCCTTAGCACTCGGAGCTGGCCCTTTCTGTATCTTCGTCATCAAAGCCTTGATATCCACCGCTGGAGCCTCGCCTGTGGCCCGCTTCGTCTTCCCTCCAGCTTCGCGCTGCATGCGCTGCTTGCGCTGATAGGCGATGATCTTATCAAGGTCTTGCTTCGTGAGATCGACAGGGTCGAGAGACATAAGCGCAGTTAGATCTGTTGGAGGTTCAGGGATGTCGGTCATTTGTGCATCCATGGATGTAGTGGAGCGGTAAGGAGAAATAGTATAACCAAAGTAAAAAGTACGGCAATAGGCCATCTAAGCCACCACGGCCATAGCTCCCATTGGTTTGTCGGATGGTCATAATTCCATTTATGTGTCATTCCGGTAACTCCGTTGTTCTCTTCGCTATGAAAAGCACATTTGGTGGGTTCGGTTGAAATATCATAAGCTCATCAAACCCACCGCTTTGCTTTCGACACTCATAGAGGGCATTGACCAAGAGGCGCTTGTCCGCTTCGTCGGCGCATGCAACGTAGAGGCCAAACTCCAAGGCGGAAGCTTCTTCCCAGAAGTTCAGGTAAGAGAGTGGATTGGCTTTCGTGGTCATCGCATCACCAATACTTTAAGGCAAAGTGCCAGAACGCGATGAAGATAGACAACTTCATGCTGGCAACCATTGCATAGCCAATGTATTCGCCTATCTTTTCACCTCAATCCAACTCACTCAAGAGTTCTACCGCCGAAGGGTCCAACTGCGTGCGCTCTGCGTAAACCCACCACGCACCGGAGGTATCTTCCTTGAGCTTGAGCTGAAGGGGGTCATACTCGCTTGCGCCAAACATCGGTGTGTTCGGTGGGTGCACCTTCTTATTCTCCTCCCGGTGCAACTGCCGGGCCTTGTTACATCGTAGGCGGAAGTAATGCGCATCCGCGTAGGCACCGAGATAAACCCGGCCACCTTTCGGATCGTCCACGACCTTCTCGAAGAAATCGAGACAGTCGCCGTAGGATTGTAGGGAAGATGGTAGGGGCATTAGAGTGACCTTTCAATCAATGGAGTCAGATTCTATTTCCGTGAGACGGTCGCTTGACCGGGTGGAGATGACGTAGTCGAGGTTCTTGTTTTGAGCCGTTGGCTCCTTCCGCGTCAGCCACGGATCGAGATGGATGACATTGGGCCACTCCAGACCTTTAGCCTTGTGTCCTGTAGTAAGCAGAATGGTCCCATCTTGCTTGAAGATATGCTCAGCGTAAGCCATAGCGGCGCGGAGATCTTTCCCTTGCCGCGCAAACACACGCATGCAAGCAGCCATGTCCGACGCAGTGCGGGATTCCTTTTCCAGCTTATCCGCCTCCCACTCAGCGATACTATCCATCACTCCTTGGCGCCCTAAGGTCTCCGGGCCGAGCTTCTTCATGATCCCGATCAAACGAGGGCCAATATCAGAACCAGCAATGCTAACACTCCTGCCAGCCGCCAGTAGCCGAAATGCAAAGCCCAGAAGAGGGGCATTATTGCGACAAATGACAGTAGTATCGTCGTCAATGTCATCAATACGTAAGCGTGATGGATGCTCAACTTGGCCTCCTTCGGTGAACCACTTGAAGTGTGGCACATGCCAATGGACGTTGCGAACGATGGCCTCAGGACAGCGAAAGCTGATGCTCAAAGGCAACTCTTGGCAGACATACGCTTGCGTGGCTTCTTCAATCCCCCCGGCCTTGGCTCCGCGGAAGCCG